ATCAACGCCAATGTGAAGCGCGGCGTCTTTAACTACGCCAATGCTGCCGCCGATCCGGTGCTCGCCGCGCAAGTCGGACAGGTTTGCTACGTGCTGGACGATCAGACCGTTGCGGCCACGTCAGCCGCAAACAGCCGACCGGTCGCGGGCAAGGTCTTTAACCTTGATGCCGACGGCAGCGTCTGGGTCGAATTTATCTGACGCACATCCCTTTTTCGATTTTGGAGACCGAGACATCATGATTATCAATCAGGCCAATCTGACGCTTCTGACGACCGGGTTTCGCACGGCCTACCGTCAGGCATTTTCCGCCGCCACGCCGCAATGGAACCGCGTTGCCACCCTGGTCAATTCGACCACTGCCGCCGAAAACTATTCGTGGCTCGGCAAGTTCCCGCAGCTGCGGGAATGGATCAACGAGCGCGTCATCCAGTCGCTGGCGACCTATGATTACACGATCCGAAACAAGGATTTTGAGGCGACCGTCGCCGTGCCGCGCAACGCGATCGAAGATGACCAGTACGGCGTTTTCTCGCCGATGATGGCGGAAATGGGCGATGCGGCTGCACTCCATCCCGACAAGATCATTTTTTCCCTGCTGAAGGCAGGTTTCTCAACGCCATGTTTCGATGGTCAGGCCTTTTTTGATGCGGATCATCCAATTGGATTGCCCGGCAAACAGACCACCGTTTCCAATATGCAGGCGGGTACCGGTCCGGCATGGTTCCTGCTGGACACCAAACGCTCATTGAAGCCGCTGGTCTATCAGAAGCGCCGTCCATATGATTTCATCGCCAAACTTGATCCGCGCCAGTCTGATCATGTGTTTACGCAGAAGGAATTCATCTTCGGCGTCGATGGCCGTATGAACGGCGGTTTCGGCTTCTGGCAGATGGCGGCGGGCTCGCAAGCTCCGCTGACCCCCGACAATTTCCGCTCTCTCTATCAGAACATGACCACGCTGAAAGACGATCAGGGCAATCCTCTCGGGGTTAAGCCCAATCTTCTGGTGGTCGGACCGAGCAACAATTTCGTCGCGCGCCGGATCATCGAAGCCCAGATCGTCCAGGCTACCGATAATGCCGACCTCTACAAAATTGTCGAAATTCTCGACGTGCCGTGGCTCGACTAAGCCACCCGCGCCCCGCAATTCGACAATTTGAAGGAGTTTTAAAATGACCAATAAAGTGAGCTGGAAAACCAACAAGACCCATATCTCGGTGCGCCGTCCCAATGGCCCCGGCTGGCGCGGTGGCAAACTGTGGCAGAGCGAGCCGACAATCGTGGCTAAGGCCAGTCTGTCGGATGAGGCGGCCAATCTCGTTCTGACCGATATGGCGTTGCTGGTTGAGGAGGTCGATGACCCAAATCCGCCGGCTAAAAAAGGCGACAAGACCCCGGCGTAATTTAAGGCGGATTTTCCCGTTACCGATTGGCGAGCGATCGCCTGCACTGGCCCTCCCTGGGGCGTTTCCTCCCTTGAAGCCGGGGCCTAAAAACCCCGGCCTTTTTCAAACGGGCACATCATGACCTATGCTGTCGAAGCCGATCTTGATCTTGTCTGGGGTGCGGAAACCGTCACTCTGATGTCGGCTGATCCGGAAAGCCGCAGACGCAACAACGCCCGAATTAGCGAAGCCTGCGCCGGTGCCGCCGCCATTATCGACGGCTATCTTGCGCGTCGTTATGCGCTGCCCCTGCCGCTGGGCAATGAAGGGCGCGCGGTTTTACGGCAGATTGCGGTTGATATTGCCGTCTGGCGGCTGGCCTCGACCAATGCCGCGTCAATGACCGAGGCGATTGGCAAGCGCTACGAGGAAGCCAAGGGCTTTCTCGATAAGGTTTCCGAAGGCAAGACCGCTATTCCGCTGGCCGGACAAGACGGAGCCGTGACGGAGGCCGCAGCCGCCACTTCCGATGCAGACGCCTCGCCAAATGAAGCGCGGATGTTTTCCGCCGAGCGTGTGTTTACGCGCGACCGCATGCGGGGGCTGTGATGTTCAAGCTCGAAGTCGATTTTAAAGGACTGATACCCGCCATCTCGAAGCTGGAGGCGCTGAGCCTCTATTCCGGGCATATTCTGATCGAGACGCTGGCGCGCGATATCCAGTCGCAGACGCGCGAGCGTATTGCCAACACCCATACCGGCCCTGATGGTGAAAAGTGGCCGGTTCGCAAGGAGGATGGCAAGCCAGCCTTATTCCGCACCGGTCACAACCTGTTCGATACGATCGATTATCAGGTCTCCGGTCACCGGGCTGAAATCGGCACCGGCTTCAAAGGGGCTCTGGCGCATCAATTTGGCGCTGTCATTGTCCCGAAAAACGGGAAGGCGCTGGTTTTCAATTTTGGCGGCAAAACAGTTTTTACCAAAAAGGTCACATTGCCGGCGCGCCCGTTCATGGGGCTGTCTGCTGCGAATATCGCAGACCTGCATGAGGTCGCTGCCGAAACCATCGGGGCATTGCTATGAGCGCGCCCGTTCATGACAGCTTCGGCTGCGCCAGTGCAGCCGTCGCGGCCCTCCGGGAAAAATTGCCCGGACACATCGATGTCGCCACGCATGGCGGCACGTTCTCCGAGGCCGAAATCAAGAGCTTTGCACTCAAGGCCCCGGCTGTTCGCGTGGCCGCGCTCGGTTTTGACACTCCCGTTCTCGCCAATAGTGGTCAGATTGATCTGCCCGTGCATATGACCGCCGCTGTTTTGACGGTGGACACCGCGCAATCGCAACGCGATCAGGCCGCCAATGCTATCGCAACAGCTGTTGCCCTGGTCATCGCCAATAATCGGCTCGGCCTCGAAAATGGCTGGCCCTGCGAGGACGTCAAAGGCATGAACGAATATTCTGCAACGGTTCAGAATATCGGTCTCGCCCTCTGGCAGGTGACCTGGACGCAGCGCATCCGGCTCGGAACTGATCTGTTCGAAGCCATTGGAAAACTCACTGCCGCGACTGTGACCGGTCCGGACGGCACCCAAAAACTGGGTGGTCAGGCATGAGTATAGAATTGCTGCTGCGTCATATCGAAGTGCTGCAAAATCGCATTGACGATCTTTATTATGAACATGCCGAAATGAAGCGTCAGCAAGCCAATCTGATGCGCCCCGGCACCGTCAAGAGCTTTGATGCGGCCAAGGGCCTTGCCATTTGCGACGTCGGTTTTGACACGAGGCCTTTGCGAACCCTGCAATTTGCCGGAGAATTTAACAGCTGGCACCCGATGACCGCCGGTCAGCAGATCATGCTGTTTTCGCCTTCAGGCGATCCCGGCAACGGGTTGGTTTTGCCACTGGGCCATAGCAATGCCAATCCGGCTCCCTCGGCGCGCGGTGACGAGCATGTCAACCTGTTCGGCAATTTGCGTCAAACCTACCACAAGGATTTGCACGGGCTGAGTGTCGGGGCCAATGGCAGCGGTCACTATCTCAAATTGAATGGCGCGGCAGTGACCAAGGTGGCCGACGTCTCCCAGATCAAGTTTTTGATCGGACAAGACACATGGATGCGGCTCAATCCGGAGGCATTGCTGCCCACTGATCCCGAAAATCTGACCTGATTTAACAACCTTTGAAAGGGCTTAAAATGGCTGCGAAGATCAAAACTGAAAAATATCGTGTGCTGGTGGACCGGCGTATTGGCGGCAAGCGGTGCACGACCGGTGATTTCGTCGAACTCGGCGACGATACCGCCAGCCACCTGATCGCGTCGGGAGTCATTGAACCCGTCGCCAACACTGCCCCGCAACAGCAGCCGGATTACGGCCAGCATCAGGATCAGTAAGATGCGGGTCGGGATTGATCGCACGACAGGCAAGGTTTTGACCAGCTGGGCGCACTGCGCCCAGTCGATCGAGACTATCCTGACGACGGCGATCGGCACCCGTGTCATGCGGCGGACATTCGGCTCGGATGTGCCGCGCCTCGTTGACCGACCGTCAAACCATCCCGGCTTTATCCTGTTTATCGGCCGCGTTGCCGAGGCGTTGAAGAAATGGGAACCCGGCTTCCGGTTGACCAAGGTCAATGTCCTGCAAATGAGCGGAGACGGTCGTTCTGCGTTTGAACTGGTCGGCGACTTTTACGAAGACGGTCATCTGGGCGTTTACGGTGCGCCGACGCGGGTGTCTGCCGCCTATGATGTCGCGGGCATGCTGGTGAGGGCCGCATGACCAATTTTGCCCCGCTCGATCTGTCGCTGTTGCCCGCCCCCGACGCACTCGAAAATCTTGTCTATGAGGCCGTTCTTGACGCGCGCATGCAGGACTATCTCGCGCGTTGGACTGCCGCGCGGGTCATCGACCCGACGCTCCCCGTTTATAATGTCGACGCGCTTGAGACCGATCCGGCCAAGATTTTGCAAGAGACGGACGCTTACCGCGAACTGATCGTGCGCGCCCGTGTCAATGACGCGGTGCTGGCAACTTCGCTGGCCAAGGCAACAGGTCATGATCTCGATATTAGGGCGGCTGATTTCCATACCGTGCGGGTGGCAGGAGAGACTGACGACAGCCTGCGTCGACGCGCCCAGCTTGCATGGGAAAACCTGTCGTTAGGGGGATCATACGGCGGTTATCGCTATGCGGCGCTCTCGGCTGCGCCGGTCGAACTGGCTGATGTGGCCGTTTACGGGGCCGAGGTTGCGGGCGTTGCACCAGGGGAAGTCCGGATTGTTTGTCTTGGCGCCAATGCCGACGGCGTAGTTCATGCCGACGTTTTAAAACGGGTTAAAGCCGCCTTTCCGCGCGCCCAGCGCAAGGTGAATGACCACATCAATGTCGTCTCGGCCATCCCCGTCCAATACAATGTGACAGCGACGATTATCCTGCGGCGCGGGGCCGATGCCGCCAGCGTGACCGCCGCGCAAAATCTCCGGCTTGATGCCTATACACTATCGCGTCGTGTCATCGCTGCGGCCGCGACGCTGGGCGGTATCACCGCCGCGCTCGGCCATGACGATCCGGGTTATGTCGTCGATGTGCAGATTTCATCGCCCACCACGCGCATTGGCGGCGACCCGTTTGAAGCGCCGGTTTGCGTTGGTTCTCTCGTGACATGGGCGTTCGAGACATGAACCTGCTCCCGAACCCCAGCCCGTTTGAACGCGCCCAGACTGACACGTCCGAGCGCATTCTGAATGTTGATGCCGACGTGATCCGGCGCGAGCGCCGTGCCGATCAATGCGACGCGAAATTTCTGCCTTTGCTGGCGTGGGAAACCTCAATCCATCACTGGACCGGCACGGATGAGGTCGCCGATCGCGCGGCGGTGGCTTCCAGTTTTGATGATCATTGTGCCTATGGCTCGCCCGAAGCGCTCGAGCGCGAAATCTCGCTCGATGTCGGCTATGCGGTAAAAGTCCGCGACTTTTGGGAATTCGGCGGCGTCTGGCCGCAGTTTCTGGTCGAAATCCCGGCCCAGCCTGAAGCCACTTATGCGATGCCCGCTGATGTCTGGGCCTCGGCTTTGCGCCGCAAAAACGTGCGCGACATTCCGGTGGTGCAAGTTGTTACGAGGAGTACCGGGCCTCTCAATTTTGCCGCGCAGATGATTATTCACGCCGCCATCCGGATTTTGCCGATGGACCCGACCCCGCATTTTGACACGCCGATGGGGGTCGGTGCGGCCTTGCGCGTTTTCGCTATCTTTAATGTGAGACCATTCAAATGAGCCAGCCGTTCGGGTCTATCCCCACCACGCACTACCTGCAGCGCGAAGCAGCCCGCGCCGCCGGGGGGGCACAAATACAGTTCAGCACTTTCGCCGTTGGTGATGGTAACGGCACAGTTCCGGCACTCTCCTCGGCGGGCGGCGGGCTGGTGCATGAGGTTTACCGCGCGGCGGTAACCGGCGTGGCGGTCAATGGTCAGAATGCCCAGCAGGTCGACATTACCTGTCTCATTCCCGATGCCGCCGGATCGTTCACCGGCCGCGAAGTGGCGATCTTCGACGAAACCGGCGCACAATGCGTGGCCGCGATCACGGACTTTCAGAAATATTCGACGGCTGATGGGCAGACGTCCGACTACAAATTCATCGTGTCACTGGCGGTTGGCAATACCGCTGCGGTGACGATTTTCGCGCCGAACTCCGGCTATGCGACACAATCTTATGTGGATACAGCCGTCGCAGGAATTTTGATTGCGCCCTACACCGCAACCGAGGGGGTTAAAATAGTCGGCCATCAGGCTTCGCTCGATGTTCCAAACTTGGCGATTGCCTCTAGCCTTGTCGATAACGACCTGATCCCGAAATGGGAGACTGCGCTCGGTAAACACACGCGTTTTACCGCTTCTCAACTCGCGGCCTATGTGCTCACCAAAATTACCTCAGCACCAACTTATGGCGCGGCGCTCGGAGTGGCGCTGGCGGCCGGCCTTTTTGAATTGGACATACACGATTTGGCCTTGTTGTCATCTCTACTGGCAAGCGACGAAATCCCCGTTAACGATCCATCCAACAATGTGCCTAAGAAAATGACGCTGGCCATATTGTTGTCGTGGCTTGCAAGCAACGGCCTACAACCGACGCTTGGATTTACCCCTGTTCAACAATCTGGCGGGGCGTTCCAGCTTGCGAACAAGGTCGCTATCGGTTGGGACGGCGCGGGTCTTCGCGCCCAAGTGGATGGAACAGATCTGGGAAGAATTCTGTTTGCGTCCGCCACTACGCGCATAATGGCAGCTTCTGATGGTGTGACCTCAATTGGCGGCACTTTAGGCGCAGCTTACGCTTCTAGCCTGCAAAACAACGGAATTTATACAACCACAGAAACTTGGACTTTTACCTTTTCAACTCCTCAACCCGATACAAATTATGTCGTAGTTCCCCCCGCCGGGAGCAAAACCGTGAACGGGTTTACGGTAACGGCCCAATACATCGGGCAGTCTACCGCTGCGCCGTCGTTCCCGGGCATGGTTGTATTGCGATAACCGAAAACCGTCCACGCAACGTCGCTCTCCTTGCCTGCATCAAAATTTAAACGAGGTTTAAATGGCTGTTTTAAACAACATCGCGCAAATCGTTTGGGCCTGCGACCAATCCGAAACATTCGGCGTGAGTTTTCGTTTCATCCTGCCGGGCTGGACTATGGCCGAACTGGCCGGAGTGCGTTGGCATGCACAGGCCCGCGACGCCAACACCGCAGATTTGCGGCTGGACTTCGATAGCGCCGCAAATCCACCCACCATTATTGCCGGGCCTCTCATTGATGGTGCCGGCTTAGACGCAACCGGTGCGCCTATTCCCGGCGTGTCTGTCGACCTGACCTTCAGCCAGCTTGACACCACTATGACGCAAGTGCCGGACGGCATCTATCCGATCTCGGTCAAGGCAATCACACCCACCGATAAAACCATCATCGCCGCAGGCACGCTGACCTGCACCCTTGGCCCCACGCGCGAGTAATCATCATGCAGGACAACAGCAAAGGCCCGATCACTGTTTTGCCCCGAGGCAATGTAGGACCGGCACCAACCCTAACCATGGGCACCGTGACCGAACTGGCCCCCAATGCAACGCCAACCGCCGCAATAACCGGCTCAAACGGGGTCTATCAACTCAACCTCGGCTTGCCCCAAGGTGCAAATGGCAATCCGGGGCCTGCGGCGAGCTGGACCATCGGCACCGTGACCGAGCTGGCTCCCAATGCCGCACCGACAGCCAGCATCACCGGCACCAATGGCAATTATCAACTCAATCTGGGCCTGCCGCAGGGCCAGACGGGCGCGATGGCGACGCTGGGCATCGGCGCAGTGACCGCTCTGGCCCCCACGGCTGCTCCCACCGCCTCGATTTCTGGCGGCAACGGCAATTATCAGCTCAATCTGGGGCTGCCGGTTTTGCCCGGCCCGTTCGGGGCCTCGGGAGCGAACCACGCGCCGGGGCTGGTGCCGGATCCGGGCGCAACCGCCGGTGTGACACGATTTTTGCGCGAGGACGGCTTGTGGCTGGCCCCGCCTCCCGGCGTCAATGCCAATGACGCCGGTTATGATGTGATTTTAGTGGCCGGGCAAAGCAACGCGCAAGGCAACGGGGTGGCTTTTGATGCTTCACTCGACATCTCCGATCCGCGCGTCATGCAGTTTGCCTCATCTGGCAACTACCTCAATCAAATTGTCGCTGCGATCGACCCGCTGTTGATGCCCAGCCCGCCCTATCAGCGGATTGGTTTTGCCATGACCTTTGCCCGCCTTTATGCGGCGTCGATTGTCTCAAATCGTAAAGTGCTGCTCGTGCCCTATGCGGTGGGCGGCACCGGATTTACCACTGGCACCGCGCCGGGCGACTGGACGGCGGGCACGCCGGGCGGGGCGCTTTATGAGGCCGCGATTGCACAGGCCAACAAGGCCGTGCTTTCGGGAGCCAATAATCGTTTTGTCGGGGCTTTGTGGTTGCAAGGCGAGGCAGACGCGGCACTGACTTTGGCGCAATATGCGGCGAAGATTGATGCGTTGATCGCGGGCTTCCGGTCGCGGATTATCGGCGCGGCCAGTTCGTGGTTTTTGTTGGGCCGAATGACCCCGGA